ATGATAAGTTTTATGATGAAGTGTTTAGTGCTTACGATAATGCTAAAGATAATGAAATTAAACCACAACCTAAAGAGCCACAATATTTGTATGTGTATTTAGATGATAACTATGAATTTTCACCAATACCTTTAACGGGGGAATGGGAATACATAGGCAAAATTAAACTAGAGGTGGAAGATTAGTGTCGTTCATAAGACATACTAATTGCCCTAAATGTGGCAGTAGAGATAACTTAGCTGAGTATACAGATGGGTCATATTGTTTTGGTTGTGGCTATACCAAAAAGAATAATGACCTTGCATCCGCTCGTCTTCGTCTGAGTCCTACTGTGAGTGAGGACTCCTCCTCATTCGATCTGGATGTTGACTATAACATACCGAAAGAACCTATGCAATGGCTCTTACAATATGGGTTAACTAAACAGGACGCTGAGTCATATAAAATTGGGTGGAACAATGACAATCAAATGTTAGTGTTACTTAACACACCTGAATATTATCAAGGTAGGAATTTTAGTGGATATGGAGCAAAGTATAGATCAAAGGGTAAAAAACCCTTGATATTCTATGGGTTAGGTGATACACTAGTTTGTGTGGAAGACGTAGTGTCTTCAATTAAGGTGGTAAAATCTAATGGGGGTGTATGTGCCACACCTCTATTAGGTTCTACTATGCCTCTAAAACTTACAGAAACCATCCTAGAACGCTTTAAAAATGTAAAGATATGGTTGGATAGGGATAAAGCAGTAGAAGCTGTTAAAATGGCTAGAAATTTAAAACAAAAAGGAATCAATGCTGATGTTATTATTACACCCAAAGATCCTAAAGAATATAACACAGGAGAAATAGTTGAATGGTTGAAAAACAGATAATTAAATTGTTCTGTGAAGACAAAGAACTCTTTACAAAGTATTACAGATATGTTAACATTAATTATATTAAAATTAATTATAATGAATTATATAAATTATTTAATATAATAGATTTATATTATAATAAATATATAAATACTATTACTATAAATATAAATGAATTAGATATATTTTATAATAGTAATTATTTATTAAAAGATAATGAAAGAAAAGATCTGTCTTCCTTGTTGGAAGACGTCTTTTCACAAGATGTTACTAACAGAGAACTACTAATAGGACTGTTAGAAGAACACAGAAGACGTTCACTTGCTGGTCAAGTAGCATTGACTGCGTTGGATGTAGAAGCAGGTAAGAAAACCACTGCTCAATTACTAGAACTGTTCAATGACTTTGAACATCAAGAAATTGAAGTAGAAGAAATTAAACCAGTAAGAATGAACTTAAAGGAGTTATATGAAACACAAATACAAACACCAGGCCTACGTTGGCGTGTTGATTGGCTTAACAAAAGTCTTGGATCTCTTCGCAAAGGTGACTTTGGGTTTATCTTCGCTCGTCCCGAAACTGGAAAGACTACGTTTCTTGCGTCAGAAATTACTAACATGGTCAGCCAAACTGATGGTGACATCCTTTGGTTTAACAATGAAGAGCAAGGGAATAAGGTTGGGATCAGAGTGTTCCAAGCAGCTCTTGGACTCAACATTAATGACCTGTTCACTAACGATGAAGTTAAGCAGGCCCGCTATGACGAGCTCACTCAAGACAGAATTAAAATCCTAGACTTTGAAGACTCAAGTAGTAAGCATAGAATAGAAGCTGTACTTAAACATTATAACCCTGCTCTTATTATCTTTGATCAGATAGATAAGATCCGTGGATTTAAAGGAGATCGTAATGACCTTGAACTCAAACAAATTTATCAATGGGCAAGAGAGATTGCTAAAACATACGCACCAGTCATCGCTGTATCACAAGCCAGTGGTGAAGCAGAAGGTAAACTATTTCTTACCATGGACATGGTTGACGGTTCTAAAACAGCGAAGCAAGGCGAAGCTGATTGGATCTTGGGAATAGGTAAAGAACAAGACAATACAAGTCGTACTAGATACTTTAACATCAGTAAGAATAAACTTATTGGTGATAAAGATACACTACCAGACTTACGTCACGGTTCTACACAAGTATTAATTAAACCAGAGATTGCAAGGTATGAAGACATCTAAGTGGACTAGATGGGTATTACTAGATTGGAATGGCACAATCATAAGATGGTTTGACTATCCCGCTAGTGGTACTGTGTTGTACAAAGAAGCTAAGATTGATTTAACTACATTTGAGGAGTGTTTATTTTGAGTTTATTAGAAGAGATTTTAAAAGTAAGACCTGATTTGACATCAGAAGATGTTTACGATATAATAGATCTAATACCACAAGGTTCAGATATCTTAGAAGAAGTAAATAAATTTTATCCACTTAACCAAAGGACTGGCGATTGCGCAGCTTAATACTAGATGTTGAAACAACTATTAGTAACAAAGGGAATCCTTTTGACGAAACTAATAAGCTTTGTTATATTGGTTTGCTTGATACTGATGCTAGTGTATATAGCATCGAGTATGATGATCAACCTTATCGAACTCGTTTGGAAGAAGTACAAGCCAAAGTTAATGGGGCAGATGTATTGGTTGGTTTTAATATCAAATTTGATTTGCATTGGATACGGAAGTATGGAATTAATTTTATGGGTAAACGTGTTTGGGATTGTCAGTTGGTACATTTTATACTTACGGGCCAACAATATCCCTATCCAAGTCTCAATAGTGTCGCTGCTTATTATGATCTGGGTAGTAAACTTGACGTTATTGCTACTGAATATTGGAAGAATGGGGTAGATACTGACAAGATACCAAGAGACTTACTTGAAGATTATCTTAAACAAGATTTGTTTTTAACGCAAAAAGTATATGAGAAACAAATGGAAGAATTTGCGTCATCCGCAAAGAACATGCAAAGACTTATTAGTTTGCATAACCAAGACTTAGTTATATTACAGGAGATGGAATTTAATGGACTTTTATTTGATGAGAATAGCAGTACTATTTTGGCTACAGAACTTGAAGATCAAATTGCGGTCATTGATAAAATCCTTATGGAATATCATGACCTTGTGGAGTTTAATCCTAATAGCACGGAGCATGTATCTAGTCTTCTCTATGGCGGCATTATTAAAGTCAGGAGGAGAGAAGCTATTGGTGTGTTTAAAACGGGAGAAAGAAAAGGACAAACAAAAGAAAGGTGGGTCGAACATGAAATAACATTCCCTAGACTTATTAACCCGATTAAAGGATCGGAGTTAACTAAAGAAGGTTTCTTTTCAACAGATGATCAGACCTTAAAGTCTTTAAAGACTAGAAGTAAATATGCTAAAGATCTAGTTGAAGTATTATTAAAACGTGCTACACTAGAGAAACGTTTAACAGCTTACTACAAAGGACTGGTAGATTTAAGAAAGGAGATGAACTGGCATGAAGGAAGATTACACGGACAGCTTAATCAATGTGTGGCTAGAACAGGTAGACTTAGTTCAAGTAAACCAAACCTACAAAACTTTGATGGCGAAATTAAAACATTATTCGGGAGTAGATATGAGTAAAGATTATGTACAAGAGTTTAACGAACAAGGTGCTGAACAAGCATTTGAACAAATCAAAGTAGCAGAAAAACAAAAGGAATGTGATGCTATTACAGGCAGATGCCAAAGCTCTTGAGTGGGTATGTGCTTCTTATTTAAGTCAAGACAAAACAGCGTATGACGAGATATGGAACAATGTCGATCAGCATACTGATAATCAGAACCGTTTTGGTTTACCTTCTCGTCTTATTGCTAAAACTTTTGTGTTTCGGCTTATCTATGGAGGTTCCGCCTATAGTTACGCTAACGATACTAATTTTACTGATGTATCTAATTCGGAATCATTCTGGCAAAATGTTATTGATGAGTTCTATAGCAAGTATACGGGACTTGGTGAATGGCATAAAAAGATTGTGGCAACAGCTATGAAAGACAGAAAGATAACGATGCCGACAGGTAGAGTTTATAACTATGAGCCAGAAGTAAAGTATGGCAAAGTCAAATGGCCTCGTACTAAGATCTTGAATTACCCAGTTCAAGGTCTTGGTGCGGACCTGATGGCTATAGCAAGAGTATCTTTAGCTAATAGACTTAAAGGTATGGAAAAGATCAAGCTTATCAATACTGTACATGATTCTATTATAGTTGACTTTGATTCTAAAGTATGCGATAATATTAGTATAGTAAAGATTGTTGATCAATGTTTTACGGATATTCCTCTTAACTTTAAGAAGTTATTTGGAGTAGAATTTAACCTTCCCATGAGGGTAGAGTGTCAAGTAGGACCAACATGGGGTAACATGGAGATAATAGATGTTAATTAATATTGTAGACGTAGGTTCACCCAATACACATGCAGCAAAGAATGGTAGATCATATCAATCTATCGAAGTTACATACAAGAATGAACAAGGACAAGTAGCTAATAAAAAGCTTATGTCTTTTAGTAATCCTTCTGTCTTTAATTATATTAAAGAATTAACTAAAGGTGCTCAAGTAAATGTAACTACAACAAAGGATGCAAATGGATATTGGCAATGGACAGGTATTGGAGGAGATGGATCAGTGGCTACACCAGAATCAAAACCAGCAACAGGCGGTAGAGTTACAGGAAGTAACTACGAAACTAAAGAAGAAAGAGCAGCTAGACAAGTCTATATCATTCGTCAGAGCAGTCTTTCCACTGCGGTAGATCTATTAGGTCAAGGCTCTAAAGTAGCTGATGTTATTGCAACTGCTAAAGAGTTTGAAGCTTATGTATTTGCTAAAGAATCTAATCCAACAAAGGAAATTAACTTTGATGATTTAGAGGATGACATTCCAGTATAATGAAAGCACTTATAGATGCTGATATTGTAGCTTACAGGGTTGCCTGTACGTGTCAAGAAGACGATGCTCAAGACTTTGTATTTGCCAGGGCAGAGGATCTAGTAGATTCTATCCTAGTTAATACAGAAGCTGACGAGTATCGTCTCTTCCTTACTGGTAAAGATAACTTTAGGTATACAATATATCCTGAATATAAAGCTCACAGACCTAAAGAGAAACCTTTTTGGTTAGAAGCTTGCAGGCAGTATCTTATTGCTACCTTTAATGCTGAAGTTATAGATGGGCAAGAAGCCGATGATGCTATGGGGATCAATCAAAATGGGGACACAATTATCTGCTCCATTGATAAAGATTTATTGATGATCCCTGGGCGTCATTATAACTTTGTTAAAGATGAGTTTATAAATGTAACAGAAGAAGAAGCTATTAAACACTTTTACATGCAATGTTTAACTGGAGACAGAGCTGATAATATCAAGGGCATAGAAAAAGTAGGGCCCAAGAAAGCTGAAAAGATATTAGCTGGTTGTGTTACTGAAAAACAAATGTTTGATGCTGTACGTGAAGCATATAGCAATGATGAAGAGTTTATAATGAATGGTCGAGTCCTTTGGATTAGACGTAAAGAAAACGAAAACTGGAAGGATAGATTCAATGCCCTCGTTCAAGAGCAAGTTGGAGGAACAAGTTTGGACAATACTGAAGAAGGAATACCCATCAGTTAAATACGAACCAGACAAGTTCAAGTATATACAACCTGAGAAAGAACGGACTTACATTCCAGACTTTAAAACAGGGCGTAGAAAGATTTACCTAGAAGCAAAAGGCAAGTTAGATTTAGATACAAGACAGAAGATGATTTGGTTTAGGGACTCACATCCTGATACCACAATTATCTTTTTGTTTATGAATCCTAACAATAAACTTAACAAGAAAAGCAAGACTACCTATTCCAAATGGGCTGAAGACAATGGATTCCTTTGGTTAGATTTTAGAAAGGATTGGTTAAATGATTATAAGCAATTGTGTACAAAACCCTGATGGATCTTTGGACTTTGATTTCCATGTAGATCCTAATGAAGCTTCATTCCTAATGGACTTAGCTATTAAAGAGTTAGTTAGACGTGGTGTCTTTAGTATTGCAACAGATCAAGCTCAACAAGAGCTAGACTTATTTAAAGAAGAAGGAGGACAAGTACAATGAGTAAAGGTAACTCACCTGCTTTCCCGTGTCAAGATCAAAACAAACAAATCTATACAGGTATGAACCTAAGGGATTACTTTGCCTTAGAAGCTATGCATGGTTTACTAGAAGCTGATCATGTTAAACGTGATGACATTCCTAAAGAAGCATATAGAATTGCTGATATGATGTTAGATGAAAGGCAAAACTACAAATGATATTAATATTCTTGGCAGGATTATTACTACTATCATCATTCTTTTCGGAGTAATTTATGAGTAAAATTTTATTGCTTGACATCGAGATGGCTCCCAACGTAGCTCACGTTTGGGGCATCTGGGATCAAAACATCGGCATTAATCAATTACAAGAATCGTCCTACGTCATGTGTTATGCAGCCAAATGGCTGGGTGATAAAAAGATGATCTTTGATTCTGTAAAGAAAAGTGGTGACAAGAAAATGCTAGAAGGAATTCATAAGCTTCTTGACGAAGCTGATGCTGTTATCCATTACAATGGTAAACGGTTTGACATACCTTCACTTAATAAGGAGTTCTTATTACATGGCATGTTTCCTCCTGCACCATTTAAAGAAATTGATTTACTTACTGTAGCTAAAGGTAGGTTTAGATTTGTATCTAACAAGCTAGACTATGTTGCTCAATCACTAGGTTTAGGTAAGAAAACTGAACATAGTGGTCATGAGTTATGGGTACAATGTATGGCAGGTATCCCTAAAGCATGGAAGATCATGGAAGAGTATAACAAGAACGATGTTATTCTTCTAGAAAAGGTATATGAGAAGTTTAAACCTTGGATTAAAAACCATCTTAATCGTAACATACTTGAGAACAAAGGTTTATGCTGTCCTACTTGTGCATCTACTAACTTTCAAAGACGTGGTTATAACATGACCTCTGCTGGTAAGTATCAAAGATATCAATGTAGAACCTGTGGTAACTGGTTTAGAGACAATCAAAATCTTAAAGAAAAAGGCTCTTTGAAACTTGTAAATGTTTAACTAATAACTTGTAAAGGTTTATAAGAGACATTGTAAAGTTTTAAATAACATGGTATAATATATGTACAAAGGAGAAAATATGACTAATATAAATGATGTATTACAAGAACGAGGTAGTAGATATGGCTCATTTAGTAACCATGCTCGTATATGCCAAACATTAAAAGCTGTTATTAATACAAATTTAATTTCAATAAATAAAAACTTAGCCCCAGATCAACAACAAGCATTAGATGTTATTTGTGATAAAATAGCTAGAATGATTAATGGTGATCCTGATTATTTAGATAACTGGGTTGATATAGCTGGATATGCTAAGCTTGTAGCAGATCGTTTAGAATCTGATTCTAAAGTGATAAAAATTAAAAAGAAAGCATAACATGACTTTAACGCTCCAAGAAATCAAAGAAAAACTAGCAGAAGAGTATGATGAGATTACTCTTCTAGAAGTTTTAAACATTAACTCTTATGATTTAGTAGACGCTTTCTTCGAGCGTATAGAAGAACGTTATGATTACTTTAACAAACAATTATCAATGAACGGGGATATAGACTAATGCAATTGACAGATTATCAACGTTTTATTCATGCAAGCCGATATGCTAGATGGCTTCCTGAGGAGAACCGTAGAGAGACGTGGAAAGAAACTGTAGACAGATACACTGGATTCTTTAAGAATAGATTCCCAGATACATTCCCTGCAGATGATGTAAATAAATCTATACATAACTTAGATGTTATGCCTAGTATGCGCTGTTTAATGACAGCAGGACCAGCTTTAGAACGTGATGAGATTGCAGGTTATAACTGTAGCTTTGTAGCTATTGACTCACCTAAAGCTTTTGATGAAGTGATGTATATTTTAATGTGTGGAACTGGTGTAGGCTTTAGTGTTGAACGTCAGTTTACTAATAACTTACCTAGTATAGCAGAGGAATTTCATGAAACTGACACAACAATTAGAGTCAAAGATTCAAGAATTGGATGGGCAAGTGCATACCGTGAACTTATTAGCCTCTTATATTCAGGACGATTGCCTAAATGGGATACTTCAGGAATCAGACCTGCAGGAACTCGGCTTAAGACTTTTGGAGGCAGAGCGTCTGGCCCTAAGCCTCTCGAGGACTTGTTCTCATTTACGGTTCATACTTTTAAAAAAGCAGCAGGGAGAAAGCTTAACAGCTTAGAATGTCATGATCTCGTATGTAAAGTTGCTGATATTGTTATTGTTGGTGGTGTGCGTAGGTCTGCTCTTATCAGCTTGTCAAACCTCACCGACGATAGAATGCGAAACGCAAAGAACGGAGCTTGGTGGGAAAGTGATGTGCAACGTGCTCTTGCCAATAACTCAGTAGCCTATACAGAAAAACCTGATGTAGGTATTTTCTTAAAGGAGTGGGGAACATTATATGACTCGAAAAGTGGTGAACGAGGTATATTTAATAGAGTTGCAGCTACAAAAAAAGCAAGCTCTAACGGAAGAAGAGATGTTGAAGGCTTTGAGTATGGTACAAACCCTTGCGGAGAAATTATCCTGCGATCTAAAGGACTTTGCAATCTCAGTGAAGTTGTCATCAGAGAGAATGATACCCTTGCTAGTCTTAAAGAAAAAGTCAGGGTCGCAACAATTATCGGGACATTTCAATCCACCCTTACAAACTTTAGATACTTAAGAAGTGACTGGAAACGTAATCAAGAAGAAGAACGTTTACTTGGTGTAAGTATGACAGGTATTATGGATCATCCTATACTCAGTAAACCTACTGATGAATGTATTAAATGGTTAAAGGAGCTACGTGAATATGCTATCGAGACTAACAAAGTATGGGCTGAGAAGCTTGGTATTCCTCAATCTGCTGCTATTACTACTGTTAAACCTAGTGGTACTGTTTCCCAATTGGTGGGTTGCTCTAGCGGTATACATCCTGCTTATAGCCAGTATTATATTAGAACCGTACGTATGGACAATAAAGACCCGCTCACATTGTTCTTCAAGTCAGCAGGAGTCCCCAACGAACCAGACGTAACTAAACCGAGTGACATTACTGTATTTAGTTTCCCACAAAAAGGAACTGAATCTGGTGTAACTCGTAATGAAACAAATGCAATTGAACAGTTACAGCTTTATAGTGTATATCAAAAGAACTGGACAGAACATAATCCGTCTATTACTGTATACTATAAAGATGATGAATTCTTGAACATTGGAGCTTGGATTTATAACAACTTCAGTGATGTTTCAGGTGTGTCTCTCTTACCACACTCAGATCACGTGTATAAGCAGGCACCATATCAAGAAATAACAAAAGAGCAGTATGATTCTTTTGTAGCTAGTTTCCCTTCAATCGATTGGGGTAACTTAAAAGAGGAAGAAGATACAACAACAGGCACTCAAGAACTTAGTTGTGCTGCGGGTGTCTGTGAAGTTGTAGGAGTACAAACATGATTACCTTTCATTTAATACAAGGCTGTACCTTTGGTATAGAGTTAGTGGACGGCCAAGCAGTAGATAAAGACAATCATGATTGGTTTCTTGTAGTAGATTTATTTTTAGTTAGAGCAATAGTTAATTTTTAAAGGAGATAGTATGAATTACACAACAGTGCAAATTAATAAAGTTGATAATGGTTTTCTGGTAACAACAACCAAGCAAATATTTGGTGAGCAAAGACCAGAGCAAAACAATTTGGTCTTTAAGACTTTTGACGAAGTAATTGATTTCTTAAAACCTAAAGCAGCTAATTAAATAATAAAGGGGCCCGAAAGCCCCTTTTTTATTACCGTATAAGTAAGTCTCAAATTTGATAGTTTATTACACGTTGGTACGAAAACTACAAAAATCCCAACTTACTATATCCTTTGACGGTAGTTTAACAAACTTACTTATTCATTACGTACATTGTAACTTCAAAGCCAAAACGCATTTCTGTTGCAGCTGGTTTAGTCCACATAGTATATTCCTTTCGTTTAGTATAGTATAGACTAGATAGTTTGTGTATAAAAAAACACATATTTTTCTAGGCTACAGTAATATTATACTATACTATAGGCTTTTTAACATCGGTAAAATCATGAATCTAGTCTACTTGAGTTATGGTAATAACTGAAGAAGGAATAGAAGGTCTGACATAAGGTGTAGTTTGAGCAGCATAAGCTTCAATATATACACCATCTGTAGTACCATTCTCTACTTGATTAGCAGCTATTTTAAGTTCTATATACTGCCCTGCAGTTACTGTAACTAAAAAGTTAGCTACAGCAATAAGGTAACCATCAGAAGACCCATGACTAGAAGGAACATCATATTTACTAGCTGTTCCTGCTACATCTGTACCATTTAAACTTAACCATATTTCAGCAGCATGTGCTTGACTATCTGTATTAACTAACTGTAAACTAAACTGTATATTATAAGTACCTGCGGTAGATATAGTAAACTGATTAGAAGCTCGTGTTATATTACTAGATACATCAGTTGTATTAAAAACAACCGTATAAGCTGTGTTAGCAGCAGCTAAGTTTTGATCAGCTGTATTCTGAAAAGCACCATATGTTGTTACAATAGCAGACATAGGTATTGTAGTACTAGCAGTCATAGGACTAGTACCATTACCATATACATATCCTGTTAAGGTTGTAGCTCCGGTACCACCATTAGGTACTGTTATAGGTAAACTAGTTAAAGCACTAAGAGAATTATACTGAGCTTGACTTAGATGGTAGTATTGTGACGCAATACCACCCTGTATATTCTGTAGAGCGTTGTGCTGTCTAGTCTGAATATCTTGTAAATTAGAACCAGTAAAGTCAATAGAACTCCAAGCAATAGAAGCTTGTTGTACAAGAGCTTGTGATACTTTATAGAACCAATCACGCCATACGAATACGTCAGTGATTGGATTGTTAGGTATTGGTGGGAGTTGTATAGCCATTAGTCTTCCTGTTCAACTTCCCACTTCATTGTTCTACGAGGACCAGCTTTTTCTTTTCTACCAACCATCTTCTCACGTTTCATAACAGTTTCTTGAGTAGGTGATTCTACGTCAATCTGACGAGCCATCCAATTCTTAAAGCCTTCATCTTCTTCTTTACCAGCTTTAATAGCTTGACTTACTTGAGGTACTTGACCTATAGTATAGTCTGTAATATCACTTGTTATCTTTTCACCACTATCCTCTGGGTTATATATAGGTTGACCATTATAAAGTTTACGATTTGCTATGAGTTGAGCTCCAGCAAGTAAGGCAGGGTTAAAAGTTAAAAATGAAGAAACAACCGCCATAGGATCTTTTTCTAAACTTGCTATACCATGTAATGCATGGAATATATGGTAAGGACCAGCACGTCTTACAGTAGCATTTTCATTACCTGTTAACCATTGAGCAATCATATCTTGTAATGGATAGAGTGCAGCAATAGCTACAGCAATAGCAGCAGCTGTATCCATACCATGTAAAAAGTCTTTTAAACCTGCTTGTCCATGTCTGATAGCTGCAATATCTGCTGCAGTATTCTTTAATGAGTTAACTAAACCATAGTGGTATCTACTAAAGACAGTAACATTAGGATTTTGTAAGACTTCAGATAAAGCTCTAGAACCCATGACTTTATGAGGTATACGATAGCTAGGCATGTGTCGTTCTACACTTTTAATAGCTTCTGCTCTAGTTAATCCTTCATACATCATCTTTTCATTGATCAGTTGCATATACATCATGTCACGAACTGTCCACATAGCTATATTAGCTTTTTTAGATATAGCTTCATATAACTGAATAGGCTTCATAGCCATACGTTTAGCTAAACTTTGGAACTCTGGAGTTTGTGAAAACTCTCTATTAGCTTTAGCAAACATCTCCTCAGCAAATGCATTGTTTCTTACTCTAGCAGATAGTAATGAACCACCAAGTCTTAAAGTTTCTCTAAACTCAGCATCTTGAGTAATAACAGATTTAAGAGCAGGCATACCTGTTTTAGCAAATCTATAGATACCTGCTGGTGTTACCCAACCTGATAGACCACGAGCATTAAATAAATGCCAACCCTCATTCATCATGTGAGGTAAAGGGTTAAGCATCATGTTTTTAATTAAAGCACCACTTAAATAAGTAAGTGCATTCATATCATTTACTTTAGCAAAATCTTCTATAATAGATGCAATGTCATCTTTAAAAACATAACCATCAAATTGAGGAACTCTATCTAAATATTTAGGACGTCTAAATCCTTCAGGTATAGATTTACCTTCTGTTTTAAATGCATTTTCTTTAAACCAAGAAGAATCTTTAATATCTTCTAAGAATTTATTAGCTCTAATAAAGTTACGTAATTCTGTTAAACGTTGATATACTACTCCTTGGAAATCTTTTTCATAAGTAAAAGGAGTATTAAGTTCAATTTCAGGTTCATAAGCTTCTTTTATAAAAGCATTTTTAACTGTTTCACCAGGCCTAAATACACCTACCTCACTCATTTTAGCAAAAGGTACAGCTTTACCATTTACCCATTGGTATACAGAACCATCAGAACCTTGTTGTAAAATGATACGTTTACCATTAGGAAGTTCACCAGCAAATACAGAACGAGCCATAGCAGCTCCAGGTTTCCTAGCTATATTAGGATTAAACCCACCAAATTCACCACCACTAATTATATTTAAAGCTTTTTCAAATTTATCTCCTTGTTTAGGGATAAAGATACGTGGAACATTTTCACCTGTTACAGTAGATTCTAAATCAGTAGGTATTGTCCATCCTTTTTGTTGGGCATATTTAATTAAACGTTTACGTTCCATTAATTCTTGATTAGCATACTTCTTAAACAATTCTAATTCATTAGGATCAAGTTCAGCCCTACCTTCGGCATAAGCTCTCCATCTTTGTCTCATAGCAGTATCAACACCCGCTTTAGTAGCAGCTTCATGTCTTGCTCTAGCAATAATCATATCTCTTTCTCCACCTTTATCTAAAGCAAAGAAAGCATCTGCTAACCATGTTTCATTCTCGGCTGCATTTTTAGGTATTTTAGGAACTTCTACATCTGGTTGTGAGACATAAGGATCTTCTTTAACAGCATGATAAGCTTGTCTATTAATGTAATGTTCATAGTCTTTACGAAGTTGTTCTTCTGTAAACACACCTGATTTATCCTGTGCAAATAAATCACCTTGTGGGTCTTGCATTTGTTTCCATTCTTCAAATGATAGACGAGTATGTTCATCTTCATGTTTAAGAATGAACTGTGCATATTCATAAGGAGTCTTAAATGCATTTTCATCTAAGCCAGCTTTAACCCATGGCTTATCTTCAAAACGATTAAGGGCTTCATCTAAGTCCATAATGATTTCTTTAGATGAACCATCTTCATTACGATAGTGACGAGCTATAACAGGTTTACCATCTTTCTGTACAGCTTGATTGCCTTCAGCATCTACAATCTTAGCTACTTTAATAGGTATACCAGTCTCTGTTGTTTCAGGTACAGCCCATTTAGATGTCCACTCATTAGCTCCTACTTCTTCTGTAGATTGACGAGTCTTAGCAAATTCATCTAATGATCTATTAAATCTAGGAACAATGTTACCAACAGTATTACCTACTACTTCATTTACCTTCTTCGTATAGGCAGTAGGTTTAGCAGCTACAGCTGTAAAGCCAGCAGCTTCTATGATACGTTGTGCATTAAGATCTTCACCAGCTAATTTTTCATTACCAGCTTCAAATAAACCACCTGCAGTACCCATACCAATACGTTGCATTGCAGGTGTAATCTTTTTACCACCTTCTAATACAATATCTTTTAGAGCACCTGGTCTAAATAGAACTAGGTTACCTGATAGTTGACCTGCAAAAGATGTTTCAGGATTAGCTTCTATTTCTTTTTGTCTTGTTTGAGGATCATAACCAATGACTTCTTTTACAGAGTCTGGTAGTTTATCAAAAGCATATTCAACAGCTTTAGCACCACCAAGGAATCCTCCAACACCACCTACAACTCCTCCTACTAGACCACCTACTGGTCCACCTACAGCAGTGCCAGCGGTCGCGCCAAGTTCAGCGCCCAAAGCCATTGCTGGAGTAGCAGCGATACCAACAGCAGCGCTACCCCCAGCCGCTTTACCAAAGGAACGAGCTGCACTAATATCACTTTCAGACTTAGCAGGAACGTCGTTAAGATAGGGATTTGAAGGAGGCCTGGCTAACCCTTTCAAGTAAGGATTCTCAGGCTCAGGCTCTGGTGTTTTAACATCAGTAGCTTTGAATGAACCCTCAAGATAAGGGTTTTTAGAAGGAGCAGTATCAAAGTTTTCTTCTATCCAAGTACTAGAACGTTTAGGTTGATTGTACTTACTAGAAGGTAAACTTGCCCATACACCACCTAACTTTGCGTTAGCGGCTTGATAGTTTCCTTTTTTAACATCTTCAAGAGCATCATTGTCTTTAATAAGTTCTAAAGCAATCTTGTCTTGAGATTCAGGAGAGAAGTCAGTAATACCAAGTTTCTTGGCATATCTGTCATATGTTGTTTTAGTAATCTGATAACGACCAGCAGCAGTACTAGGACCTTCTTTAGTAGTTACTCCTACTACACCAGGATGTTTACTATAGTCGTCAAAGGTACTACCACCTACAATAGTATTATAGTCAGCTTTCTCAGCTTTACTTAAATTGGAAAGGTACCCTTGAATATTAGCATCTTCTTGAGTCTTACCATAAGAAGAAGGTTTTGAAGGCGAATAACTTTCTATACCACTAAGGTAAGGATTAGAATCCATCGTTACTCCTTATTATTTTTTAGTGCTAGCTTTATTCGGATTTAACTTAATATAATCTTCAAACTTAGCATCTGGATGAAGTTTAGACCAGTTAGCTTTAATCTGTTCTAATGCTTCAGGACGTTGGTTAATAGCTTGTACAGCTAAATTAATATCTTGCTGACTTGGTTTACCAACGGTATCTTCTTTAACTTCTTTTGAAGTAGTAGAAGCTTCTTCTTTAGAACCACCTTTAGGGACTGGCATTTCTTTAAGCTTAGCTTCATAACCTTTGATTTCTTCATCAATCTTTTTACGTTGACCATCAAGTGCATTTAAATCCTCCTGTAATGCAGTAACTTCAGCTATACGAGCTTCTTTAGTGAGCTTGTTACCATACTTGTCTGTTAAGATAGTACCACTTCTTAGACCATTAATTCTAAAGTTAATGTCATCAGACTTAGCTTCAATGTCTGAACGATCTCTATTAGCAGCACTAATAATTGTACTAAGTTTACCCTTCATAGCATTGAACTCTCTAAGTTCCATACTCTTGTCAAAACGTAATTGTACAGCTTCTTGATTACGTGCTTGTGCTTGTAAACGTTTATTACCTAGATCTTCTCTAATTCTATTAGACTCTTCAGCACGTCTATTACGTCCTGATTCTTTTAGATATTCAAGTTCTAGTTTAAGTTTATTAGCACCAGAGATAGCAGAGTCAGCATATTGTTGAGCTACTTGTTCTCTTAACTCTGGAGGAATTCTCATTAAATCATCAACAGGAATACCAGCAGCATTAAGTTGCATTAATGCCGTACCCCAAGCTGCATCTTTATTTTGAGGATCAGCATCAATATAACCTTGTGCAATCTGACCAGTAACTTCAAGAACTTTCTTAGCAGAATCCATACGTCGTTCTTGAGCTATTGTACGAGTATTCTCTAAGTCTTGTGCAACCTTAAGTTGTTTTTGATATTGAAGTAAAAGACCATTTTGTTTAAATAGTTCAGCTGTTTTATAAGCAGCATTAACTTGATCATTAATTTTAATAAAGTCTTGAGTAGCTACTTTAGCTTGTTGAATAGGTGTCTTAACAACTGGTTGTGTTTCAACAGTAGGTTCTGCTGTTTTACCTGGATAACTTTCCATAGTAGCAGGTTTAGTTTCATCCATTACAGGTTCTTTAACACGTTCTTCTGTAGCTGCTCCTGTCATAAATGAAGGCATAGGTGTACCATCAGCAGACTTAGTACCTTGGAGTGACATAGCACCTTCAGGCATTACTGCTGGACGACCATCAAATCCTGTACCAGTAGTATAACCACCAGGTATAGCAGGAGGCATTTGACTTGTTTTTGTTTTAGTTAAGTCATCAATAGCTTGCTTTTTAATAATGTCTTTAGCAGTTTTAAGTTCATCTAATTCAATCTGAGCTTCTTCTGTTTTTAGAACATCCATCTTTTCCCTAGCCATTTTAGCTTGAACTTCGCTAAAACTAGGAATACCATGATACATTGGAATACTAGCCATATTTTATCCTTTATCCAAAAAAGCTACCAATTGATGTACCAAGGCCAATAACACCTTGTAACAATTGTTCTTGTCTATTTCTTTCTGCAAGAGATTGATCGTAAGAAGCAGTTCTAAATGCATTAGCACCTGCAGCTGGAGATTGTCCTGCACCTGATAATTGAGTTAATTGGTTGTAGTAGTTATTAAACCAATTCTGTGCAGTCTCAGCACCATATTTTTGTAGAGAAGCTAATGTTGCACCAGATTGTGCACCACCTAAAGCAGTTCTACTACGTAATAATTGTTTAGCTCCTTCTTCTTGAGCAAACTTATAACCAGGCATACCATATACTCTATTAGGATCTTTCATTAAAGCTGCTAAATCTTCTGCAGCAGATGCTCTAAATGGAGAGAAAGGATCAGCTTGTAATTGAGCTACATCAGGAGAAATACCTCTAGAAGCTGTTAGTGCACTATAAATATCATAACCTGACTTAGCTACATCAGCTACTTGTTTAAGTTGTCCAAAGATACCTTTTGATGCAGGGATACCACCAACCTCACCAGCAGCAAGTCCTGAAGCAATAGAAGATGGAATGTAACCCAGAGCTTGTGTAGCGGCACTAGTAAGTCCACCAAGTGTTAATCCACCTGCGGCAGCACTACCTAGAAGACCAGCACCAGCTCCAGTAGCAGCAGCATAACCAGCTAAAGCGGCAGGAGTCGCACCAACGGCTCCCATAAGTGTAGGCCCAATAAGACCCATACTTGAGGCACTAACACCCGCACCTGCGGCTGCTCCACCTAAAGCTCCACTTCCTAGTCCAAAACCAGCTGGCCCTAGAGCAACACCTGCAGCAAGACCTAATATAGGGTTGTCAAATACTTCACCAACAACATCACTAACAACATCACCTACGATGTCGGCTGCTCCTCCAACTACGTCTCCTACAAAATCAACAACTCCACCCATGATCCATCCTTAAATAAATAATGTTATCTTTACGATTAACTTCTTCAAAACCAATACGTTTAACAAATTGTAGTCCTTTAGTATTACTTTCTATAACAGTTGTAACTACTTCTAAATAGTTTTTAAATAGAGGATTAAATACTGTTCTAATATATTTACGCATATTAAAAGGTTCAGTAACTGATATGTGGAATTCATTCTTACGAATCATAATAGCTCCAACAATACCATTTTTATTCTCTACAGGAATAATACTAAAATTTCTAACTCTTTCACAAAACTGTTCAAAAGAACACTTTCTTGAATCTTTATATCCTTCAAAGGCTTTTAATAATGCTTTATGCCGTACCGGGATCGATGTCCATTTCACAAGCTTGCAGTCTAATTGGCTGGTTGTCTGTGCAGAAATATTCATAAGCTCTTCGTCTAAAGTTACCATTTTGATAAAGGACACTTCTCATTGCGTTTAGGTCAACATTACGATATTGAGACCAGTTTTGATAATCATCATCTGTATGTCGTACTCGGAGGGTAGCACCAATCTTATCACCTACTATTTCTAGTCTACCAATAAACTTACGTTTAGTAGAGTTAGCATCTATAAGAGGAGTTCTGATTCTAAATTGGATAGGACCAACTAAATCAGTATAAGTATGCTCACTAATATTATACAATACTCCGTTGTCATTGTCAAGTGCATATGCTTCATTATTATAAGAAGTAAAAAATACTCCATCTAATATGGTTTCTTGCCCATTAACATAAGATGTCCAAATAGACCATTGTTTAGATTTAATATCACAAACAAGAGTTAAATCATCATCTAATAAGTTAAGTACATAAAAGTAATGACCAGATACTTTTAAAGAGTATGATCTTACATTTTGTAAACTAGATTGGTTTAGTATTCTTTCTACTGATACATCTGAAATTTGTACAGGTCTTGTACCATCTAACATAAGAACTGTTCTACCAGTATTACGTCCTACAGCTACCCATACAACTGTTTGTTGCATTTCTACTACTGAGTTACCATTAGCACATCCAAACTCAATACGGAATGTAGGGTTAGGTAATAATGGTGATCCTATTGGTTGAGCAGCATCATAGAAGAACTCTGTAGACCATTGACCAAAAGCTAGTAAATAGTTAAAATGTTTAGCTAAAGCTACGCCTTTATCTGGTTCTGCTTCAGCAGTAATATAGTTTAATGCATCCCACTTAGTAGGATCATTAGGTTCACTATTCCAGATCTTACCATCATCTGTCATTACAAAAACATAAGTATCAAAGTAAGCTGTACCTGGTACTATATTACCTGATGGAAATCCATTTAAAGTACAAGTAGCAAAAGCTTGTGTACCTGAACCACCAGGTGCTGCTATAGTAATTGTAGGAGCATTTAAGTATCCTGTACCAGCATTAGTAATAACAATATCTGTTACAATACCACCTGATATAGAAGAACTTCCTGTAGCTCTATTTCCTGCATAAGTTAATGTAGCAGTACCATCTACTTGTGATCCACTAGTAAATGTAGGTGCAGTAGATGCTGTAGTACCAGCTACTGTTACTGTATATAAGTTAGCTCCATAAGCTACTTGATCATTAAGATTATAAGCTGTAGTAGCTTGCCACTCAGGACCAAATGTTACAGTAGGTGGAGATGCATATCCTGTACCACCTGCAGTAATACTGATAAAAGCTACACCATCACTTCTAACTTGAGCTAGAGTTGTGCCATCATAGGTATAGCCTTTATCACCCTTTTGAAAGAACAAATATCCATCATTAAGGGTATTAGTAAAATAACAAGGAGTGGTAGTTCCTGTTAGTGTTCCTACTGTAGTAGTGGTAGTTAAATCAGTACGATAAAGAGTATTGTTTAATACTGCATAAATTCTATTAGCATAGGTATATAAACCTTGTGCAGTACCAGTACCAAAGTCTACACCTGAAGATGTATATCCAGGTCTTTTCTTTGCATACATAGTTCCATTATAGTCTTCTGCAAAGCAGTTAACCATCTTAGAACCTTTGTCTGTAGTATCATTACGAAACTCGACCCCATAGTTCATTGGTAATCGTAAGGTTTCTGACATTATCTAAACCTTTGTACTTGTGCTCTAATATCAGGTTGGAAGAATGTAGAAGCATATTCCACGTCCCATGCCATTAATCTTTGTTTATAGTTTTCTGCTCTTTGAATAACACCTGCAAGTTTATCCATTGGAAGACCATAGTCAGCTGCTAATTCAGAAGCTAATCCCCAACGTAAACATTGATACCATTCAGATGGAAAATCAAATGTTTGATTAGCACTTGTAATATCTTCAATAGGACGTTGTACAGTCATATGTAATTCATAGTTTGTAGCTGTACTTGAATTAGGTGTTAAGAATACTTTAACAGTACCATTTAATACTGATGGTTTATAAAATACAGAGTTTACTGTACCTGTAGAAAACTTACTACCTAAGATGTTGTATTCTTGTTCTGAAAGAATAGACATAGGTAAATCTATATAAGGACTAACTGATAAATTTCTTAAAAAAGATTGAATCAATCTTAAAGGTTTATTAGTTATTAAATCATTTCCTGCACCAGGGCCTATTGTATAAGATGTTTTATTAGTTACTAGTGGAAGAGTTATTTCAACCACTGTCCATAGTTTAATACCATCTGTCATCCAGTCTTTTAACATCATGTTAAGAACTAGACTTGCATTCTCAATAGCATTAGCTGTAGGTTGAGCTCCTTCTTCAAGAACACCTAAAAGTCTTAAAGAAGACTCAATAATGTCATTGCGAGTAACACTGAATGTTGTTGTTCCTGAAGTAGCCATATTAGTCCTTTTTCTTTCCTAGTATTCTTTGAACAGTCTTTGTTTCGTAAATACGAATACATGTCCAAACAATAGTAAACAATGCTGCTAGTGGAGGTAATACTTGTGCCATAGTACCTAGTACTGTGACTACTGATGCTCCATCCAGAACATGCTTTGTTGCTTCATCTAAGTGGTGTTGTACCATTTATAAATCCTTTGGTTCCCAGCCGTATATAGCGGCTATTTGATATGTTAGTTTATAGAAGTTTTTGTTATGTAATTCATATCTTTTACCTTGTAGGTATAAAATAAGATGCACCATTTCATGTGCCATAGTTCTCTCTAAAGTTTCTAAATGACTCTGTTTAGCTGTACTGATTGTTATGCAGTGTGGTTCAGGTTGATACTGACCATATAGACCAGGATCATCTACAACTAAAAACTCTATCTCGGAAGGTCTTGGTAACTTATACTTGTTAAAAGGTGGTAGTTCACTTAACATTCTGTAAACTGCCTTACACGTTTCAACAGTGATAAGGTTCATAGCATTAGTATGGACGCGTGCCAGCTTTATCTATGATTAGAACTTGTTTGCGTGGTTTATCTGCAAACTTGTTAGGAATGGATATATGTACCCATGAATCAAACTCTCGAATAAGTTGGTCATACTCAAGGTTTGTTTTAAGTATCTCTTTAACAATATTGTCAGGTGTTAATCCTGGCACTCTAATATCAGCAGCACAACCAATGCAATGCTGACTTGTAGGTTTACTACCTATAGCTTTATTTACTTCTTGAGATCTATAAGCAGAGTTAACCATTATAGGTCTACCTAACACTCTACGAATATCTTCTAGTAACCTAGCTAATCTTGTTAAGTTAGCTTTAACATCTTCACTAGGAGTATTGTCTAGGCC